AGCGTTAGCAGAAGCATTGTAGCTTGCTGTGTTTGCTGCACGAACAACTTGCAAATTGTTACCGTAAGCCAAGAAAGAAGCTGCGGTAAAGAATGAAGCATAAGTGTTGCTATCAGGTTTTCCAAAAGTGTTAAGTAAAATTGTTTCTGAGGAAACTGGAATAACTGTTGCGGCTGGACCCCATGCAAAAGGACCTGCATATGCGCCTGCTGTAGTCAGAACGGAAGGCACAACGGTAGTTAAGTTAACTTCGTTTACACTTACGCCTGGAGATAATAGATTTGCCATTTTTTTCTTCTCCTTGAATTATTATGAGTTTTGGCAGTTGAATACCATAATGATTATTTATGAACTATGATTTTTACAAGTTCCTCATCATATCTCGCATGAAAGAACCATATGTATCACCGCCAGGTGTTGCATCCCACAAATCGCCATCCATCAATTCAAGATTTGTGGTCATTCCATTTTCTATAATAGGTGCAGGTAATGAATCTTCGTCTACCTGATTCATTTCTTCAAGTTGTAATTGCTTGCGGATGTCATGGCTAACAATTTCTTTGAAGTATTTTTGCGTAGTTGCCCATGCAAAGATAACTAAAGTCATTACTAAGTCATCGTTTGCACCTTCTTCCGCCATAAAAGTGTTCTTTTGAGCCACAAAAGTGGTCAATTCTGATATGGTATCAAAGTCATTAGTGATTAATTTATCACCTTCAATCAACATTTTAAGATTGGAACAACCAATACGTTTGACTTGAGGTGACATTTTCAAACCCATCTGTACACCACGTGCAAAACCGGCAGACAATTGTTGTGGTTTCTTGTTGCCCGTGAACACTTTCCATAGGTTTTCATACTCTAATTCATAGTGCAAAGTGTCTGCTACTTGTGGAGTATTGTTAATTTCCACTAAAACATATGCATTGTTATATAATCTAGCTGCATTATAGATTACGGTTGGGAACAATACTGGACTAATTGACGAACTGTGATATGATGCCACTTGTTTGTATGGCATTTGCGATATGTCAAAAACTGAGAAGGCTGAACTATCCATGTTCTTACCTTCTGAAACGTCAACTGTAATTGCATATAGATGGTCTGATGAAGCCTCACCATCAATTTCCTTAATAGGTTGTTGATAAATTTTGACCTTATCATGCACATAAACGGGGTCATTGTAAACCAATTGTTGTAATTTTTGGCCTGAAATCAACGTATTTGTAGAACCTAAGAATTCACATTCAAACTCTTGTCTGAATTGTTCTTCAGATGTGTTACGTATTGTTTCATACTTCCAAGCCTCATCACGGCCTGGTACCATAGACCAATGAATCTCAAATGGTTTGTATCCGTTCTTGTTGCCAATGGCATCCATCCACAACTTGTAGAACATATTCATGCCATTAGGAGTAGAAACGATAATAATCTTTGTGGATTTACCAGAGGAGATAACAGGATAAACAGAGTTAAAGAACTCCTCGGCAATGTTTGCAGGTACGAACGCAAACTCATCTAAGAATACACAGTTAAATGATCCTCCACGAACTGCGGATGATGAGGTTGATGCGGCCATAATCTTAGAACCATTCTCTAGTTCTACGTTACCTTTATTCCAGGTAATGATTCCTTGTTGCAACCACATTGGAAGATTCTCATATGCCAGTTGGTATTTGGCTAAAATATCTCTCGCAAGTGAACCTTTGTTGGCCAATACGGCAATATTTTGTGAATCTGAGAATAAGGTTAACCAAAGAAGATATGCCACAGAAGTGGTTGTTTTACCAACTTGACGAGGACATTTAGTTATAACAAAACGATTCTCGTGGAACAATTTAATCATTTCTTTTTGAAAGTCCCACATCTCAAAAGGCATCAAGCCACGGTCAACGTTAACAATTTTGATGTAGTGTTGTGCAAAGTAAACCGGATCTTTTGCACATTTCAAAAACTCCTCAACTTGTTCCTGTGAGTATTTGATTTGTACACCTGCTTTTTTAAGCAGTGGATTGTCACGGTAACTGTCTTTTGAATCTATCATTCTTTGTTACTTTTGATGAACTTGCTTAGTTCTGAAGTTGATCCAACAAAAATAGCTTTATCAATAGTTGTAGAACCTGATGGTACAGATTTCTTATCCATGTCTCGCATTTGTTTTTGAACTGCAAGAAGTTCTTTGTTGGCATCTACCACATTCTTTAGTAAAGTACCATAAACTTCAAATGCACGAGGATGTTGGCCTGCTTTTGCAATCTCCAGTATCTCATCCATTGCACTTTTGCCTTGGTCTATTAAGTCCTGAAGATTGGTTTTTGTCTGTTCATACGCATCAACCAAATCTTCTTCAAGTTCTTGTTCACCAACTTTAATAGGCAAAGTTTCTTTTTTAGTCACAGGTGGAGTCTCCACTTTTGTGGCTACGTCAAAGATTTGTTCCATATTTTTATCAAATGTATTCATAGTTTAACGTAGTTTAATTAACTTGTTGCGCCTTTGATGATTACATATTGAATCACTGGTGCTTCAGCTGTAACTGTTGTGATACTACGAACAGTAACGTTTGCTTGACCTGCACTTGTATTGGCAGCAAAAACATAATTACCTAATGTTCCGCCACTAAAGTGATTCAACATTATAAAATCATTTGCAGCAATTGTGGAATTTGTTAATACAAAAGTATTTGCAGCACCTGCAGCCAATGCTTGTGAGAACAATGTAATTTGGCCTGATGGTTTGTTTAATGTGACACCAGTAGTTCTACTTGTTGCTTGTGTTACAGTACCACCAGCGCCTGTTGAATAACCAATACCACTACCTGATGTTTCTATTAAACCACCAACAAATACATTACCTGCAACTCCAACACCACCAGAAACAACTATTGCACCAGTTGTTGTATTGACTGATGTATTTGAAGATTGTACAAATAATTCAGTATAAGGTGTAAATATAACATCACCATAACCATCTGGATCAATAGTTAGATTACCACCAGAACCTGTTGCTGTTGTGATTGTAGTAGAATAAAGATTACCCCTAACGTTTGCGGTGCCAGTAATCAACAAGTTACCTGTTAGTGTACCACCTGTATTTGCTAAATCTGAACCAGCCGCATTAGCTGCCGCATTAGCGGTATTCCAAACTGTTTGTAAGGTAATTGCGTTGGCTGCATACCAACCACCTGCTGTACTACCATCGTGTACTGTGATTTGGTTTAACGTGGTATCAACAATCAATTCACCTGAGGCACCAGTAATACTAGCAAGGTTGCTTGTTGTATATCTTCTAAATTGTAGCGTCTTTGACATTTTTTAACCTTTTATATATTTGGATATTCCGTTATAACAGTATTGATTGTGAATGGTCCAGAGTTGGCCGTTTCTGTTGACATATCTTCTACACCAACATCACTTCTCAAATCATCTGAACCAGTTTCTGATGACAAATCTTCAAACACATCACCATAAACTGGAGAAACAACAATCTTGGCAAGTTCAATTGGTACAACTTTGTAGTTCAAAAACTTTCTAGTTGCTTCAGAAGTTTGTCCAACAATGTTTTGGTTTGACACAAAATTGCCCGTTAGATTTGTTAGAACTAAATTGTAATTTTGATATGAAACTACTTGACCAGTTGCAGTTGCAAAAGACGCTGATGGTCCTTGATATGCAATTTCACCAATTTTATAACTTCCTGTACCGACTTCAGCCATCTCAAACAAAACATTGTTTGCTGTTACTTTATTATTGTATATATTTGTAATAGATGTTTCAATTAGTCCAACGTTATCATTGATAGCACCAAAGATAAAACCTTTGACTGTAAAGTTTAGAGTCCAAATAACCATTCTAGTATCTGAGTCTCTGTCACCTTCATAGTTTACTTCATAGCTTGTACTATTTAGGATGATAGGTACTTCTTTTACAATTCCCATTTCAGGAATCATGTTGACTTTGATTGTGTAATCTGGTGCAAAATATGGTAAAATATGTTCTATGATTTGATTACCATCTTCAATGTTACGTACATATAGATAAAGGCTAAAATCAAAGTTGTATGGAACTGGATTGTATTGTGAAATGTATTGAGAACCCGTATATGCAAAGTTCTGCATATTTGTTATTTGCTTACGTGATGCATCGTATGAAATGCCATTCATCTCATAAGACATACGTGGCAAAGCCATTTGAATCTTCTTATCAAGGTTTGGATCACCTTGCAAACGCATCACATACAATTCTTTTGTTGCATAATCCAATGGAACAATAAATCTTTCTTGTTCCGACTCATCTGGATTATAACGAACCAACGTAATGTTATCAAATAGATTGCCAAAAGCAACCGTCAACTTACGAATCATTCTGTTATAAGTGGTATTGGACATTATAGACCACCTATAGGATTAGTTTCAGTTGTAACTATAATTGCAGAAGCTGCAGCAGCAGTTAAACTGTTATCGTATGGTTCTTTGATTGCAGGAGTTTCTAATGGATCATATGTACCAACAACATAGCTTGCACCACTCGATTTACCAATTACTGCGTTACCATCAGTGAATGTTCCGTAGATGTTAGACATTGATAGTGTGTTTGTAGATGGAATCCATGACTGCACAGTACCATAGGCATAAGCATTTGCATATGTATTGTCTGGTGATTGAAATGCAATCTCTTGTAAATTGTAGGTTCCTGAACCGGTACCTGTAATCAAATGCAACGTATAACCAGAATCAGTAACAATTCCATCAATGTCTGCAATACCAGTAGAAATAACTTCTTGTGAGTATTTGAATTTTTCTAGTTCCAATTCATAGAAGTATGGTAGTTTTCTGCCCAATTGGAAGAAGTCTTTTGTTTGATTTGTGAATTTGATTTCATACAATTCACCAGTTCCATTAAGAATAGGAATATAAATCAAGTCACCTTCACGTGGTCTTTGAAATGTATTCTGTGGTACTCTTTGGCTAAATGTTCTTTTAGATACAATGACTGAAACTTGGTTACGAATTTCTAAACCAAATTTAGTAAACATTTCTCTATCACCATTGTATTCTGTGGCATTAGAAAGATACATTTCTAGTGGGAACGCTGTTTTGAAAAACTTGACCGGATCTTCACCATAAAGAAGGTCACGAGCCGCATCGTTATTATTCGGCAAATAGTAAGCATCAAAACCCATAATCTTTATGGATTCTACAATCAAATCTTCAATGATTTTCTGGTCTGGTCTAGACCCATAAAGATTAAAATAATTACTTGTTGCCATTTAGTTCAAGAACCACTCTAGTGGGCCAGAATAATTTGTAATCATTTCTTGTTCTAGCATTCTTATTTCTTCTACTGCCGCATCATATGTTTCTTTGCCATTTAATGTTACGCCACCTGGTAGTTGTAAACCACCAAATTTGGCCATATTTTCTCCCCAATTTTTCTTTATCAAAGCTGTGGCGTATTGCTTCAACCAACGGTCATTCCAAACATTTGGATATGTGTCTGGATCAATTGCACCATAACACTCCGCAACTACAACTTGGCCGGCACTAATCTCAAAACCATCACCCCAAGCCCAATCAATGTATAGTCTTTGCATATTACGTACCCAACGAATAGGAACTTCACCAGTGAACTGGAGTTCCAAAGAACGTAAGTGTTGTTGAGTCAATGTGTAATTGATGTAGGATGCAGATGTGAAGTCATACAACTCATTCAAACGCAATTGGTATCTCAAGTCAAACATATTGATGGTTGCCTGAGAGTCTGTCAATGGAAAAATGCGTGTGATGCCAAGGATATTAACATTGTTACCATCTTGGTCTGTAGCCTGTGAGGCATCCAGATACTGATGTGAAATATCAGATTCTGTGATGTAATGGATCCAGTAGAATTTTTGAGCACCATCGAAATGGTAATCTTGCCAGTATTGTATTGCGTCATCAATACGGTCGGATACTTGGTCTTCATCCACGTTGATGTCGATAACTGGCGCTCCTAGTCTACGGAGACAATAATTTGTAAAGTCTTGTCTAGTTAAAATTGGTGCAGCCATGGGAATCTCCTATTAGTTCCCTATTTATTTGATTTAAGTTGGTCTACTTCCGCGCTCAATTCTTTGATAGCTTGAACTAAAACACCAATAACACCATTGTAATTCAAAGATAGATTGTTTTTATCATCAGTCATAACAAGTTCTGGTAAAAATTGTGCCACTTGTTGTGCAAGCAAACCAGCAGAAGGTAAATGGTTATCTTTCCAATTAAATCTTATGCCATCGATACCTTTTACAATATTCAAAGCATCATCAATTACAGTAATATTTTCCTTCAAGTTTCTATCAGAAGTTGAAGTGTGTACTGTGGCACTCAATGTTCCAGTTGATGGAACATAACTTAGTCCAGAACTTGAAGTGTTGGCGGCTGATATAGTACCAGAAGTTGCAGTTGTTAGTATTGGATAATATGTTGAACCAGATGAACTTTCATTGGTGATTGTTGTACCAGAAGTAACGGATACATTTGATGCGGAAGTAATTTGTCCACCAGCATTAACTACTAATACTGGAATTGATGTTGCACCACCATAAGTTCCTGCTGATACGCCTGTACCTGCTAATGTACCTGTAATTGTACCACCAATATTAACGTTACCTGAAACTCCTAAACCACCAGCAATAGTCATTGTTCCTGTAGATGTTGTAGTTGATACAGTATTTGGTGCATTGATAACAACACCCACGTTAGCTGCATTATAACCATTGACAAAGAACTTAATTGCTTTGCCTGCGGTATATGCACCAATCAACATGTTACTGCCATTTGAATACAAATATGCATCACCAGGATTAGCAGCAGTAAATGAATTTATTGTAGTATTGTAGTTTTGACTAATAATACCTAAGTCAACATAATTTGATGTGTCTGTGCCCAAATTATTGTATAAAGCAAAGTCAGCAGATGCATTTTGTGTATTAGCAAAGTTTTGTACACCAACTTGAATAGATTGGTCGGTATTAGCCACAAATAAACCTGTTGTGTATGCATGAGCATATGTGTTTACCACATCAGTTGCAACCGATGTTGCCAATACAATAATATTTGATGTTGCTGATCCTGAAGCTACTAAACTAGATGGAGTTACATTTGCTATGGAAGTAATTTGACCTTCTGGATTAACAGATAAGGTCATTGATTGCCAAGGAGTTGAACCACCGTATGTACCAGATGTTACTCCAGTATTTGCAAGTACGAAACTACTAAGTTTTGTTAATGCCATTTATTTTACCTTTTGCATTAATGCATCAATTTGTTTTTGTTGTTCTTTGATAGCTTCAATTAGAAGTGGTACAAGTCTTTCATAATGCACAGTTAAATACTTATTGTCAATTGGAGCAGGCGAAACAATTTCAGGTAAAACTTTTTGTACTTCTTGTGCAGAAACACCAACTTGTTTTTCTGTTGTGTAACCTAATTCTTGTGCAGTTTGATTGGCTTCATAATAAAAACCACTCAATGATTTAACTTTTTCTAAAGCGTCTGTGATTATACCCAAATTAGTTTTTAATCTCTCATCAGAATAATATGAAGTAATAAGACCTGTTGCAATAATATCACCAGTTGTTCCGTCCGCAGCAACACCAATACCTAAAGAACCGTATTGAACACTAGAAGTTGTTGCTATTGCTTGCGGTAAAGATAATGTGACTGAACCTGTTGAACCTGATACGGAAATCTGATTTGTGGTTCCTGTTAATGATGTAACAGCACCACTAGAAGTCAAATAACCAGATGGATTAGTAGAGTTATATGGAGTAAAACCAAGTCCTGTAGTGATTTGACTTGATGTTAACGAACCTGTATAGGTACCAGTTAGGTATGTTGCTGAGTTAGCAGAACCAGTGGTATTTTGATTCAATGTTCCAATCGCAGTATTAGCTACAGATATAACACGACCATATGCATCTGTTACAAACACTGGAATAGTTGTTGAATTACCATATGTTGCTGCTGTTCCTGTTGTAGCCAAACCTAAAGCAACAATACCTGTATAAGCGTTTGCAGTTAATTGACCTGAATTGGCTACAATCGCTGTACTAGAAACAGAGACATTACCTGCATAAGTTATTTGGCCACCAGAATTAATTGTAATTACTGGAATGGCTGATGAACCACCATAAGTTCCTGCTGATACACCTGTAGTTGCCAACTGTGATGAAGAAATTGTACCAGTCAACTGTGATGTAGCAATACTCGGTGTGGCATTTCCTGCATATGATAATTGACCTTGTGCATTAACTGTAATTACTGGAATTACTGATGTACCACCATAAGTTGCAGCACTAACCCCAGTATTTGTTAATTGTGAAGAATTGATTGTTCCTGTAATCTGTGTATTAGCAACAGTAGCAATTTGACTTGATGTAATTAAACCAGTAATCTGAGTATTAGAAATACTTGGTGTTACGTTAGCTGCATATGTTAAACGACCAAACTGGTCAACCGCAAATACAGCATGTTGTGTAGAACCACCATATGTACCTGAAGTTACAGATGTTGCAATTAAGTTAACTGTTGGTGTCGTACCACCAGTAGAATAAATTTGACCACTTGTACCAGAAACCGCAGTAACAGGAGAAGTACCACTAGATGCTGCTGTTACACGGCCAAATTGGTCAACTGTTAAAGAAGAATAGGTATAGTTACCTGGAGTTACCGCAGAATTGGCTAACGAAGCAAATGAAGTTCCGTTGTAATATAATAATTGATTAGGTGTATATGTTGTTGCATTTGTACCACCAGCAGCAATTGGTAAAGTACCAGCAACTATTGTGTTAGCAGAACTTGAATATATTGCATTATTCGCACCACCAATCATACTTGAACTAAAACCAACCAATACACCAGTATTTGCTGTTAGTGTGACAACTTCAATAGATGAACCATTTGGTGGTGCAGCTGAGAAATTGATTGTATTTCCTGATACTGAATATGTTGATTTTTGTTGTGCAACACCACTAACGTATACAGTTGTGTAGTTAATTGATGATGGTACTGTTGATAAATTGTATGTTGTTGTTACACCATTGCCAATAAAATTATCATCATATGGAACTAATGCTGGAACTAAAGAACTTGAATTTGCAGCATTTAATAAAGTAGAAACTTCAATAAGTGAGCCAGAAGGCACTATTTCAGACAATGTAATTACACTGCCAGACAATGTGTATGCAGATTTTTGTTGTGTTGCACCATTGATATTAACAATTGTTGAATTAATACCATATGGTGTTGTAGATAACTGATATGTTTGTCCTGTGCCGTTGGCAGTAAATGTATCTACGTTAACGGCAATTGCTGCTGTTGCAGTAACTGAATTGTTAGATACAGAAGTAATACGACCAAATGAATCAATTGTAAGACTTGGTATTGAAGAACCAGTACCATATACACCAGCGGTTACACCAGTGTTTGCAAGACCAAGTGCAATGTTTCCTGTTGCCGAGTTGGCAGTCAATTGACCAACGTTAGGATAAATTGCAGTACCAGGTGGAACTGTAATAGAGTTATTTGAAACAGAAGTAATACGGCCGTATGTATCTATTGTAAGTGTAGGAATACTTGTCGTATTACCATATGCACCAGCAGTTACGCCAGTTGTTGCAAGACCTAGAGCAACATTACCAGTAGAAGCGTTAGCAGTTAATTGGCCAGAGTTTGCATAAATTGTAGTGCCAGGTGGAACTGTAATTGCATTATTTGTTACAGATGTTATACGACCATAACCATCAATTGTAATAGATGGAATACTTGTTGTATTACCATATGTACCAACTGTTGCAACATTAGATAGTGATGCTAATGTAGTACCATTATAATATGTAATTGTATTGGCAGTAAATGAATTAACACCAGTACCGCCATTTGCAACAGTCAAAGGATTAGTTAAGGTTAAACTTGCAAATGTTGGTGTTGCAGTTGGTCTTAAATCTTGATTGGAACTGATTGTTAATGTATTACCAGAACCGGTAATCGTTACGCCATTATTACTACTGAATGTAATTGAACTGCCTGTTGGTGTTGCAATTGTTCCGTTTGTACCAACAAAAGTATTTGATGTAGTATTAGAGTGTGCAAAAGCGGCATTTGCTTCTAAGAAGGATGCATTAGCGTAAGCACCTGATGAATTTGCAGTAGTAAATGCTGAATTGGCATACGCAGATGCTGCGGCCGCATTAGTTGTAGCGGTATTTGCCTGAGTGTAACCAGAGTTTGCATATACACCAGCAGAATTAGCTGCCGTAAATGCACTATTCGCATACGCACCAGCAGAATTGGCTGCAATAAATGCTGAATTAGCATAAGAACCTGCACTGTTAGCTGCAATAAACGCAGAATTGGCATATGATCCTGCTGAATTGGCTGCAATAAATGATGAATTGGCTTCTACAAATGCACCATTTGCATATACACCAGCAGAGTTAGCAGTTGCAAAAGCGGAATTAGCATAAGAACCGGCAGAGTTTGCGGTTGAATAAGCTGAATTTGCTTCCGCAAAAGCACCATTTGCATATGCACCAGCACTATTAGCCGTACTATATGCTGAATTGGCTTCTACGAATGCCGCATTAGCTTGAACGAAAATTGAGTTTGAGAAGCTAAATGGTGCAGCTGCTGTATTTTGTGTTGTGCCATCTGCAAATGTAATTGGTAATTGTTTTAATACAAGTCCAGTATTGTATTTGAAACGAGCAATTTCATTTGAAGTATCTGCACCATTAGCAGAGAAGATAATATCTTTTGGTGTATATGTTGATAATACAAGATTACCACCACCAGTTGTTGTATTGCCAGTGACATACAAATAACCATCATTTGGTCCAGTTAAACCATAACCTGTTTGTGTATATGTAGAACTAGTGATACCCATATCAATAAAGGTATCATTTGCAGAACCATTATCAGCCGTTACAACAAAATCAGCTGTAGAATTATTTGCATTACTAATGTTTTGCAAGTTAACTTGAATGTAACCAGCATAATTACCAGTATGTTGTGATATAGTTTGTGGTTCAAAAGTGAAACCAGTAGGAACACCAGAGTATAAGGCACCAAAACCGTTTGATGATTGACCAAAGAATTCACCAGTATTGCCAGAAATAACTTGAGTCGTTACATTACCAATATAAGTGATATTTCCAGTTACTGATAAAGAACCATTTACAGTTACGTTGCCTGAAATTGTACCACCAGAAGATGAAAACTTACTATTAGCAACAGTAAAGGCACTGTTAGCATAAGAACCTGCACTATTGGCCGCAGTGAACGCAGAATTAGCATATGATCCTGCACTATTAGCTGTACTGAAAGCACTGTTAGCATAAGAACTGGCCGCACCAGCATTAGTAGTTGCCGTATTCGCTTGATTATATGCTGAATTGGCATATGCACCAGCAGAAGTTGCGTTAGTGTTTGCAGTATTTGCCTGAGTAAATGCACCATTAGCATATATGCCAGCAGAAGTTGCTGTTGAATTGGCTGTGTTTGCTTGGCCAAATGCTGAGTTGGCATAAGAACTGGCTGCAGATGCGTTAGATGTAGCCGTATTTGCCTGAGTGTATGCACTGTTAGCGTATGAAGATGCTGCGGCCGCATTGGTTGTGGCCGTATTTGCCTGAGTGTATGCTGAATTGGCGTAAGAACTTGCAGCAGCCGCATTTGTAGTTGCCGTATTGGCCTGGTTGTATGCAGAATTTGCTT